CTCTTACAATCCTATATCCCATAAGGGTTTGGTGGAACTGGCGCCAACTGGCAGGTATCAGCCGAGACTAGAAACGACTACGCACAGTGGGCACGAATCACGCGCGGCCGAGGTAGCTGAATTTGCAGAGAGGGTTTTAGGCACCCCGCTAATGAGTTGGCAACAACATTGTTTAGAGGGTTTGACTAGTTTTGACGACGCGGGTAAATGGTTGCACCGTATTGGCCTTGTTTCGGTTGCTAGACAAAACGGTAAGAGCCATATGACTAGTGCGCTTATTGGTTGGTGGCTAACTATGGAAACGGAGAGGCGCGGCCAACCGCAGACGGTTATTAGCGTTAGTCATAAGTTGGATTTGACGGCCGCACAATTTAATTACCTTGCCCCAATTCTTGAAGCCAAGTTTGGTGCCGAGGTTTCATGGTCTTATGGTCGGCAAAAGGTAACTATGCCTAATGGCAGCGTTTGGCATATTCGCGCCGCTACACCGGCAGCCGGTCACGGTTACTCTTGCGACCTAATCACCGCAGACGAAGTATGGCAAATATCAGAGGCCGCCATAGACGACGGTTTACTACCGTCTCAACGTGCCCGGCGCAATCCTTTGTGCCTACTTGTGTCCACGGCGGGTACGCAGGAAAGTACGGCCCTACTCCGGTGGAGAGACCAAGGCTTAAAAGCAATAGACACAGGCGAAAAAACAAACCTTTACTTTGCCGAATTCAGCCCGCCGCCAACACTTGACCCTATGACCGTGGAAGCATGGGAATACGCCAACCCCGCTTTAGCGGGCGGCCTAATTGAATTGGACGTAATCCAAGGAGAAGCACAAGGCCCTAACCGCAGCGCGTTTCTCCGTGCGTCGGTCAACCTTTGGCAGGCGGTTTCTAATGGTTGGTTAGCACCGGGCTTGTTTGAAGCTCTAAGCACCGAGGAAAAGGCACCACCCGGCGGAGTGCTTGCCGTTGAAATGGCGTTAGACGAAAGCACCTATACAGCCGTGCGCGCCGTCCAAGTAGATAATAAAACCCATGTTGTTTTGGCGTTTGTGGCCGAAACAGTTACCGAATTGTGGGAAAAGGTAGAGCAGCAAGTAGCCGAAAACCCCAATTTAAAATTGGCTATTGTTCCGGTTTTAGAAAACTCTTGCCCGTTGAAATACGAAACTAGGCGCGTAATTGTTGGCTATAAAGAGTTACTTAAATGGACTAGTGCCGTACGTGCCATGATTTTAGAAAACAAACTTACGCACAACAACCAACAGCTACTAAACAGTCACGTTGAACGGGCAGTACTGATACGCGAAAAAAACGGTATAACGGTTAGCAGCTTAAGAAGCCCCGGGCCTATTGAGGCTTGCCGGTGCATGATTTGGGCGGCAGCGTTGGCGGCCCGTCCACAAGCGATAGGTAAACCCATGATTGTTACCAATTACCGCTAAAGTCGTTTTGGCATTAGTCGGCTTGCTTTCCGTCGGGGATTGCACGGCGCCGGCTAGTGCCACCCAAAAGCCCGAGATTGTGACACAATAAAACTATGGCAATTTTTAATAAGAAACCCGAACCTGCAAAGGTTGTTAAAGCCGCTGCAGGTAGCAACGCGGGCGCTTCACAAATTGGCAACTTCTATGCGTATTCAGACGGTGTAACGCGTAGCCGTTTTATGCAAGTGCCTACTATCTCGCGTGCGCGTGACCTTATGGCAAGTGTTATTGGTTGTTTGCCTTTAGTTATGTATAAAGAAATGTGGAACGGCGACGAAATGGAAAAGGTGCCGGAAGCGCCACGTAGTTGGTTGCGCCGCATTGACAAAGGCGTAACAAATAACTTTATTCTAAGTTTTACATTTGATGACCTATTATTCTATGGGCGCGCATTTTGGTACATTACAGAACGAACAGCCGACGGATACCCAAGCGCGTTTACACGTTTACCCGCCGCGATTGTCACAACACAAGACCAAGCACAAGGTAACGGCGTATGGTTCGGCCCATCTAAACAAATTTTGTTTCAGGGTTTACCAATTCGTTGGGAAGATTGCGTACAGTTTTTAAGCCCTATTCAGGGCCTTATTTACACCGGTGCAACGTCAGTAGATACCGCGCTAAAACTAGAGCAGGCCCGCAACCGAAACGCGAGCAGTTTGCAGCCGGCCGTGACGCTTCGCCAAGTTGGTGGCGAGCCTATGAGTCCACAAGAGTTGCGCGATTTGGCCGCGGCCTACGACGAAGCGCGTTTTGCGTCGGCCACAAGTGCGGTAAACGAATTCGTAGAGGTAATTCCAAACAATGCAACCCCGGACAAAATGCTACTTATTGACGCTGCCGAATATCAGGCTAAAGAAATTGCGCGAATTGCAAACGTACCCGCGTACCTTGTGTCGGTCAGCATTGGTAATTATTCGTATGTTTCAAGTAGCGAAGCCTCACGCGACCTTTACACGTTTGGCGTGAAACCGTACATAGATTGCATACAAGAAACACTTAGCGCAGATAACGTACTCCCAAGAGGCACCGGGGTAATGTTTGATATTGAAAGCTATTTAGCCAACGAATACGACACAAACGTAGAAGTACAAGAAACGCCCGAGGAAATGAGGCAAGCAAATGCTTAGATTAGCCCCGCAACAATTGACTTTAGACGCCGCGCAAGGTGACGCGCTGCCACGTCGTACCCTTGCCGGCGTTGCTATCCAATACGGGGTGGACGCTGTGGTATCGGACGGCCAAAAGGTACGTTTTGAAAAAGGTTCGTTACCGCTAGAGGGTAAAAAACCCAAAATGTACTTGTATCACAATTCCGAAATGCCTATCGGCGTCGTCACGAATCGTACCGAGGTTGACGATTACGTAATGTTTGAGGCTAAAATTAGCGAAACGGCCCTAGGTAATGAGAGCCTGCAACTAGCCCTAGACGGCGTTTTAGACAGTCTTAGCGTGGGTGCTATCCCGGTTGAATTCAGTTTTGACGAATCCGGCACCATGATTGTTACTAAGGCAGAATGGCAAGAATTGTCTTTATTGCCTTACGGCGCTTTTGAGGCTGCCAAGGTAGAACGGGTGGCCGCAAGTATCCACCAAAACGAAAACGAAGTAGAGTTAAATGTAGAACAGGACACAGAAAAGGAAGTAACCGAAATGTCAAACCCAGTAGAAACACCTGCAGTAGTTGAGGCTTCAACAGTACAAAGCATTTACGCACAACCACGTAAATTGCGTTTGCCTAGCACGTCGGAATACATTGCTAGTTATGTTCGCGGCGGTGCAGATTTTGCACAGCTAAACGCAAACATTAACGCAGCACGTATTGAAGCTGCACCGGGCGTTGCGCCATATATCAACACCGAGAGTACCCCGGGTATTTTGCCGGAAATTATTACCGGTAGCGTTTATGACGGACTTAACCCTATTCGCCCTTTCGTATCGGCAATTGGTACACGCGCAATGCCAACAGCAGGCGCAACTTTCCGCCGTCCAAAGATTACGACCCGTCCGGTAGTAACACAGCAGGCAGCACAGTTTGACCCGCTTAACGCTTCAACCGTCGTCGTTAGCAATTCCGATATTTCTAAACTAAGTTTCGGTACATACGTCACCGTCTCCGAACAAGACCTTGATTGGAGTGACCCTTCGTCAATTGACATTATTCTTAATCAGTTGGCTATCGCATACGGACAAGCAACCGACAACTACGCCGTAGACCTTTGCCACTCCGCAATTGTTCAAACCGCAACCGTAACCGACACCGCAGTAGGTGCCGATTGGGTAGCAGCAATTTACGACGGTGCCCGCCAAATTTCGGAAACCTCTAACTACTTGCCTACTCACATGGTTGTCACACCTGCCAGTTGGCAAGCTCTTGCGTCGTCTACGGACGACCAAAACCGTCCGGTATTCCCGTACACGGGTGCACCTAACCTTATGGGCCAAAACGCTGCAGGTAATTCCGCCGCTACTTCATGGAACGGCAACCCTCTTGGGTTGGTGTTGGTCGTTGACAAAAACGCGCCCGGCTCTTTCATGGGTCACGCTGCAGGCCCTGCCGCCGGCTTTGAATTCTACGAACAGCAAAAGGGCGCTATCAGCGTTGAGGTACCTGCAACTATGGGCCGTACGATTGCTTTCCGTGGTTACGCTGCCGGCTTCATGGCAGACGCAACCAAGTTTGTAAAATTCGTCTGATAACCGAAAGGTAGGCCTTTATGGCCGTCTATTCGGTCACACAAAAGTATTTAACCGATAACTACGCGGTTGTAGTACTACTAACTAACGCAGACCCTTTAGAGGTTGGTCAGTCCGTAACTATTGCGGGTGTTGACGCAACCTTTAACGGTACCTATACGGTGCGTGAGTTGCCACAGTATTACTACACCGGCGTAGACGAACAAGGTTTCTTGCATTACGACATTGAAGCCCCAATAGCAAACCAAGTGTTATTTGCTAAAACGGCTGCAAACGTAAACATTGTCGCAGCTACAGGCACGTTGACAACTACCCCACAATGCACGTGGGTAACAACCGACGCACAGGTAGAGGATTGGTTAGGAATAGGAACGGCCACCGCGTCAGACCAAGCATTTATAACCCAATGCCGTCAAGCTGCCAACGAATTTGCGTATAGGCGTAGAGCCGAGGCGGGCTACCGCAACGAAAGCCTAAGCACCGTACCTAACCCGTCGGTACTACTTGGCACTATTGCCTATGCCGGTTTCTTGTATAGGCAACGTGGGTCAGTAACAGATTTTGCCAGTTTTGACGGGTTGGCCGCCGGTGGGTCTATGGGTCTTAGCCCAATGATTAAACAACTATTAGGCGTAGATAGGCCGGCGGTTGCGTAGTGCCTGTTGCATACACCGACCTATTTAACAAGGCCTTAGACGACCTTACAACCACGTTACAGACCATTACAGGGCTACAGGTAGTCAACGACCCGCGTAACCTTGTGCCGCCTTGTGCTTTTATTGACGCCCCGTCGTTTGTGGCATGGAACTACAACATA